AAGAGAAATAATCTCAGCACATACGTTTCCGAAGCAATCAAAGAGCGTAGTGCATTTATCAAATCTGGTGCTGTTGTAAGAAACTCACTTCTTGACGCATCAGAGGGTGGAACAAGAATCCAAGTTCCAGAATTTAACCCAATCGCTCCAACTGAGGAAATCTTAGATGGTACAGCATCATGGGGTACAAGTAACAATGGTTATTTGACACCACAAAAGATTGGTACAGGAACACAGATCGCAACTATCTGTCACAGAGGTTTTGCGTATGCTGTTGACGACATTGCTGTATTGGCTGCTGGTGAAGATCCAATGGGTCACATCAGAAACCAAATTGCAGATGCAATCAACAAACTAAACTCTGCAAGACTATTCAGTCTATTAGATGGTTTATTTGCTTCTGGTACTGGTCCTTTAGGTGCAAACGTACTTGATATTGCTAAAGCTGGCACAAGTGCTGCTGAAGCTAACTTCTTAACTGCATCTGCTGTTGCAAGAGGTAGATCACTTCTTGGAGAAAGAGGCGAAGAGCTAGATACTCTAGTAATTCACCCATCTGTTGCTTACTACCTATACCAGGTTGGTATGCTTACATTCTCAACATCTGCACTATCTACTGGAACTGGTATCCAATGGGGTGGCGGTGGAGTCGGCATCACAGATAGAAGTATCGGCCAATTTGCTGGTATGAATGTTGTTATTGACTCTCAAGTTAATACAGTTGCTCCTGGTTCTTCTGGTCATCAGACTGAGTTCCGTTGCTTCTTAATAAAGTCAGGAACAATTCTTGAAGGTGAGCAATCTCCTCTAAGCATTGAATCAGATAGAAACATCTTATCTAAGCAAGATGTTATGTCTGTTGACTACCATAGTGCTTATCACGTTATGGGAACTAAGTGGACATCTGCTACTGACAACCCAACAAACGCTCAGTTAGGTAACTCTAATAACTGGGGTATTACATACGATCCAGACCTAATTCCTATGGTTGAGATCATTGTTAACTCACCACTTGATACATCTAACATTTCTTAATAGAATATAACTGTAGGTGGTCATTAAACCTCATCAATTATTGGTGGGGTTTTTTCTTTACGCTACAATAAAACTAAAATTACTTTATAGCCGTGGCAGCCACCATAAATGCAACTGTAAAAGACGCTAACGCTAACAGCTATGTCACGCTTACAGAAGCCAACACTTATTTCGAGACAGTACCAGACTCTTCAACCTGGACAAATAAAACAGACGATCAAAAGAACAGAGCATTAATATCTGCTACTAGATGGATCGACAGTTTCGTATTCTACGGAGATAGATGCGATGACGGTCAGGCACTCAAGTTTCCTAGAAATAATTATCAAGTAGACGGTGTAGAACTAGCTTGCAGTACAATTCCTTTAAATATCAAATATGCACAATATGAATTAGCTAGGGCTTTAGCAAATGATACTGGTGCTATCACAGGTACTACTGGAACAGATGGCAACTTTTCTGAAGTAAAACTAGGAGATATTGAAGTTAAATACAATACTGATAGCCAGGGAACAGGATCAATAAATAATATTTTAGATGTTTACCCTTGGCTACAAAGTTATCTGGGTGCATATATACTTGGGGGAGCAGGGTCTTTCCAAATGAGGGTAGTTAGAGGCTGATGGCAGGACAGTTAGACGCAGCATTTAAAAAGATCGCAAAACAAGTAGTGTCTCAACTTGGGATCTCATTAGACACCTCCATTGTTTACACACGCAAAGGTGTATCCAGCTATAACGCTAAAAAGGGAGAGTATATAACAGTAGACACAAACTATACAATTAAAGTACCTATCGAGTTTGTACAATCTACTGAAGAATCTGGGTTTCAGGAGAATGTTGCGAGACTCTACATAACTCCAGACTTGATAGGTGACAATCAACCTCTACTTCAAGATGAGATAACTCTTACATTTTCTGGATCAACAAGAGGAGCTAAGATAACAGATATACGCACATTAAAAGGTGGACAGGAATACCTGTTCCGTATTGATGTAATTTTCTAATGAGCTTAGTAAACACACGAGCAGCTTTTGAAACTGCAATACAGGACAAAGTTAATGAAGTTGATCCTACAGTTATTGTAGTGTTCGATAATACTCCTTTTAATCAACCAGGAGTACGAAAGAAATATGTAATGGTTAGTCTGGATTTTACGCAATCAACTAACCAAACTCAGGGAGCAGCCCAAGATTATTATGCAGGAACAATTACTTGCGGTGTTATGACACCAAAGAATAAAGGAACAGGAGCAGCAGCTAAAATAGCAGAATCAATAATTGATGGATTGACCTCAGTAAATTCTTCAACATATACCGATACTTTTTCGGTAGCTCCCCGTGTTTCACAGATAGCTGGTCCTACATCTGTTAGCACGGAAAGGGAAAGTCATTTCATGTCTGTAGTCAGTTGCAGTTTTACCGCCAATGCCTAATAAAGACATTTCACAGCTTTCTAAAGATCTAGAGCAGGACATGATAAGACTTAGAGGTAAAGTTGCTTCGGCAATGGTACAGGATTTACAGGCTGCTGGTCCGTGGTGGACAGGACATTTTGCTACAAGTTGGAAAATAAGTGAAACTCCAGTAGAACCAGTAGTAAAATCTAAGAAAAGACAAAAAATAGATGAAGGTAAAATAGAAGGGTACGATGCTTCATTGCTTGAAGTAATGGCTGATCCCGAATATTCAGGTAGTGTGTACGATCAGATAAGAAAAAATCGTAAACTTCCGAAAAGAAAAAGACCGAAAAAAATTCCACTAGAAAAAGATATGTATGTAGGTAACGAAGCTGAATATGCTGGTTTTGCTGTAAACAATCCAGGGGCTACTGCACCAGTGGGGGAGCCAAATGGAGTAACTTATTCTGAGCATGAACAGATAGTTGATGAAATAACCCCACCAAGTAAAAATCCTGATTGGTACAAAATTTATATGGGAAATCAGCAGTATAATGATGCTATTGCATTAGCACTGGCTGAAACATTTAAAGCTAAGAATATAAGTTTTGATGCTGATTATTAGTAATAAGCTATACTACAAGAATAGATATAATTTTTTATGCCAACAACAAGAGCAATCGACAAACTAAAGCAAGCCTTTAGTATCGAAGAACGTAGTAGTTACTCTATTTTTAAGGGAAAAGAACTTATTTTAAAAGTGTTTTGGTCACCCCTTACGATAGCTGACAGAGACACAATAAACAATACACTATTGGCTATGAACAAAGGTCAGGAAGAAGGAAACCTTGACTTTGCTTTACAGGTTATCATTACAAAAGCAGAAGATGAGTCAGGCACAAAACTATTTACCGCAGGAGACATACCAATTTTAAGAAGAGAGATTCCGTTATCTGTCTTACTTGATCTAATGACTAAGATGCAAAGCATGGGCGAGGAGGTCAGCCCTGATGCCGTAAAAAGCTAAACTAGAAAAAGATAACTTTATGTTTCTTCAGTTTTTTATCGCTGAGAAACTGGGATATACCCATAAAGAACTCCGACAAAAAATATCTACCCAAGAACTGTTTGCTTGGAACGCTTACTTCAGAATACAGGCAGAAAGAGAAGAAAAGGCTCACGAAAAAGCAAAAAGACAAGCTCAGAATCGTAAGATACGCTAAACTTGTGTTATCTAGTAATTTTTAGTAAGTGGCTGCCTCGAATTACAGCGTAAATATAAAGCTAAATACTAAACCAGCGATAGATCAGCTTGGAAAGCTGGAAAAACGTGTAAATGTTCTTAGAAAAAAGCTCAATACTCCATTAAGAATTGAATCTAAAGCAGTAATGCTTAAAAAACAGCAACTTGCTTTAGACGATAGAAAGTTCGCCACAATGAAAATAACCAGAAGGTTGGGCGAACAGTTAAGAAAATTAGAGAAAGAAGGTTTAAACGTAGATAAAGAAAAATTACAGTTATCTAATGCAGCCAGACACACAGCTAAAGGAAGATTAGAAACCGCAAGAGCCTCAAATAAGTTAGTTGCCGATGAAATAAAAGGACTGCAAAAAGTAGTCTCCTTAAATAAACAAGCTGTTAAATCTAGAATAGCTAGTCCTACTGTGGTTTCACACCCTGGTTTAATGGGGCCTCACCAAGCTACAAAGGGTGCTGGTCAGGTTGCTATGAATGTCGATACTAAATTTATACAACAGACAACTCGTTTAAAAATTGCACATGACCTAAATATGCTGGAGTTGAAAGGAGTAGATATTTCAAAGTTAAGGAATAAATTAGGTAAACTCACAGACGCACAAAGAAGGAGAGAATTTGGAATAGTAAAAAGATTAAACCGAGAACTTACAAACGGCATCAAAAAAGAAAACAATAAATTAGCAATATTACGAGAACAGGAAAGAATAAATAGAAGAAGATCAAGAGCTATAGCTGCTGCCAATGCTCCTACTACAGGTGGAAGAGGTGGAGGCGGTGCTATCTTCCAGAGTGCACTGATAAGTGGTGGTTTTCCTTTACTATTTGGACAAGGACCAGTAACCGCTGTCGGTGGTGCGTTAGGCGGCGGAATCGGTGCTGCTGTAGGTGGACAGATGGGTGGATTTGCAGGAGGTATTGTCGGTACAGCTATCGTTCAAACTATAACTAACGTAGTTAACGGTATTAATGAATTAGGTGGTGCGTTGGCCGATCCAGCGAACAACATAGATAAATTAACTGAATCGCTATCTAAATTCGATAAAAATATTATTACTTCTGTACAAATACTTCAATCAGCAGGACTTACAGCGTCAGCAGGACAGTTTGCAAGAGCCAGATTTGGTACGCAGTTTGGTGCTGGTGGTGCAAATAGTCTTGAAGAAATGAACAAGGCATTTAAGGAGTTTGCCAAAGTAACAACTAAGTTGGGAACAGAACTTGCAATATTAGCATCAGGTCCTTTAACTGGATTTATGAAAATGCTTAATTTTGTACTAGGTGGAGGAGGTACAGCAGCAGAAGGTGAAAGTTTAGCAGACACTATAGATAGGACTATAACTGAACGTGAAAATGCCATAGCGAAAATAACCGATCTAGAAACTTCCTTACAGGAAAATCTAAGAAAGAGAAATGAATTAAGAGCAAGATTTGATACTAAAGAGGAACAACGAGAGCTTGCAGCAAGTGGAGAATTAGGAACGATAATGAGTGAATTTAGAAGATTAGGTGGAGAAATATCAGCAGGAGAGTTAGATTTAGGAGTATTAAAAGATCAGGTAAAGAATTTTGATGCAACTGTCAAATTAGCTGAGTTGCAGCAGAAAATACTTAAGGAAACTGAGATGGATCTCAGAGCACAGATAGAACTAGAAAAAGCCAGGTTTGAGGGTTCTGAAGAGGAACTAATAGTGTTAGAGCAAAAAGCTAAACTTAAAAAATTAGACTTTGCAATAGAAAAACAGATAGCTGAAGTAGAAGCTGTAAGAGAAAAAGGAAGTAAAGCGGAACTAGAAAGAGCAGAGCAAACTTTACAAAACTTATATTTACAGAAAGATTTAGAAGAACAGATAACACTAAACAGATTAAACGCTGCTGATCCAGCAATCAGCCGTATGAATGAATTGAATAAGAAAATGAGAGAGCTTAACGATATAACAGAACAGTCAGTCAAGCTATCAAAAGTGATGGGAGATTCGTTTGCTGAATCATTTAAGGGAGTAGTAAGAGGAACAATGACTGTGCAAGATGCGTTCAGAAATATGCTTAACAAGATAGCTGATTTCTTTATAGACACTGCTGCACAACTAGCAGCTACACAACTCCAAAGAAGTATTTTGGGTCTGTTTGGGAATATGTTTAATTTCAGTACCACACCTATGAATGATATACAAGGCACTGTTATGTACGCAGCTAATGGTGGTCCTGTAGGAAGAAAAAGACCGTATATTGTAGGAGAACGTGGACCAGAACTTTTTGTTCCAAATCAATCAGGAAACATAATTCCTAACCATGATCTAGCTGGTATTGGTGGAGGTGCTACAAATATCGTGGTAAATGTAGATGCCTCTGGAACAAATGTAGAAGGTGACGAAGATCAGGGTAGGGAACTTGGCCGTCTTATCTCAGTTGCAGTACAATCTGAAATATTACAACAGAAAAGACCAGGAGGATTACTTGCATAATGGCTACGTTTCCCTCAATAAAACCCACATACGGACAACAAAAAAGATCTGCACCATTAACTAAAACAATTCGCTTTGCTGATGGTTATGAACATCGCATACTATTTGGTCTTGCACAGCATCAGAATCCAAAACTTTTTAACTTTACTTACAACGTATCGGAAACAGAAGCAGATCAAATTGAAACATTTCTAGATGCTAGAGCAAACGATAATGATAGTTTTGATCTTCCTATTGATTACTTACCTGGGGAAGATTCTACTAAGTTTAAATTTGTTTGCGAGTCATGGAGCAAGTCGATACCATTTAAAAATAGAGCTACAATTCAAGCAACTTTTAGACAAGTATTTGAGCCAGCATAATGTCAGTAAATTCAAAAGTATTTAGTGATTTACAGTCAATAAACCCATCGTCAATTATTGAGTTATTCACTCTTCAGTTAAATACTGCGTTACATGGTGCTAATACAATTTACAGATTTCATGCTGGTAGTAATTTAAACGCCAACGGCAAAATAGTATGGGCTGGTAATGAGTATCTCAGATTTCCAATACAGGCATCAGGTTTCGCTTTTCAAAAAGGACAGTTGCCAAGACCAAAAATAATTATAAGCAATGCTACAGGATTAATTTCATCAATACTTTTGTCGGTTAATGAGACAACAACTGGTAACGACTTAACAGGAGCTACGGTTACAAGAATAAGAACACTAGCTAAATTTATTGATGCTGTAAATTTTCCAGGAAATACAAATCCACTCGGAACTCCTGATTCAAGTGCAGAGTTCCCTAAAGAAATATATGCAATAGATCGTAAAGCAACAGAAACAAGAGAGGTCGTTGAATTTGAATTAGCTGCTCCCACAGATTTAGCAGGTGTAAGAATACCCAAGCGTCAATGTACTAGAGCTTTATTTCCTTCTATTGGCACGTTTATTCAATGACTTGGAAATATAAAGCATTACTTCATGCACAACGAGAAGATCCGAAGGAATCTTGTGGCCTACTGTTAAATATAAAAGGTAAAGAGCGTTATTATCCTTGCCGTAATCTTTCTATGACAGAACATCAATGTTTCATTATTGATCCAGAAGATTATGTAAAGGCAGACAACACAGGAGAGATAGTAGGTGTAGTTCATAGTCACCCCATCACCCCACCTGATCCTAGTCAGGCAGATAAAATTAGCTGCGAAGATAGCAATTTACCTTGGTACATTGTTAACCCAAAAACAGAGAAGTGGGCGTATCTAGAACCATGTGGATATAAACCACCATTACTGGGTCGTCAATGGGTTTGGGGTATAACAGACTGCTGGAGTTTAATAAGAGATTGGTATAAGCAGGAAAAGAATATTGAACTTAGAGATTGGGAAAGACCTACAACACTTGAAGAATTTAATAACAAACCTCTGTTTGAGGACTGTGCTTGGCGAACTAATTTTAGAGAACTTAGGCCAGAAGAAAAACTAAAAGATGGAGATGTACTGCTTATGAGCATTTTGCACCCGACTTTAAATCATGTAGCATTATTTTTTGAAGGAGATGTTATTCACCATTTAACCGATAGACTATCTTGTAGAGAGCCTTACTCTGAATGGCTGTTAAAATGTACAGGAAAGAGGTATCGCTATGCTTCGTAAAGTAAAGCTATATGGAGAGTTAGCTAATTTTGTCGGACACAAAGAGTTCGAGGTGCAGGTTAGTAATGTAGCTCAAGCTGTTAGTTTTTTAATCCATAACTTTGAAGGACTAGAAGCTTATATGAGTCCAAAATATTATCAGGTAAAAGTAGGTAATGAAAACATTGGTACAGATGAGTTAGACTATCCTGTAGGTCAACAAGATATTCATTTTATTCCAGTTATAGCTGGTGCAGGTAGAGGTGGTTTTGGCAAAATATTACTAGGAGCACTTTTAATAACAGGAGCAGTAATGGCAGGAGGAGGATTTGGTGCTTTGAAAATGTTTGGAGGAGAAGGTCTAGTTTTTGCAGGAGGTAAGTTTGGTGCTGTTTTGGGGAGTATGGCGATGAATTTAGGGGTAGGTCTAACAATAATGGGTGTAAGTGAAATTCTGTTTCCGCTACCAGAACCACAAAAATTTAGTTCGGAAGAAGATCCGCAGTTATCTTTTAATTTTAGTGGAGTACAAAATACATCAAGAGCAGGTACTCCCGTTCCAATAGTTTACGGTGAAATAATTACAGGAAGTGTTGTAATAAGTGCAGCGATTGACACTAATCAGGTTGAAGCATGACAGACGAAACTAAAATTATTAGAGGAGCAGGAGGCCCACCAAAACCACCCCCACCTCCTTATCGTGCTCCTGATACTTTACATAGTAGGAGCTTCGCTACTGTTCAAGATTTAATTTCGGAAGGAGAAATAGAAGGCTTTGCTAGTGCTTCAAAAGAAGAACGTAGTAAAGGCAGTACAGCGTATCAAAATGCAAGTTTAAAAGATGTGTTTCTCGATGATACTTCGATACTTGCTTCTGATGCTGATAGTACCAACCCTTCAGATGAAGATTTTAATTTTAGAGATGTAACCTTCAAATCTAAGTTTGGAACGTCAAATCAAACTGCAATGAGTGGTATTCCTGCTGAAAGCAGGTCACCTACTTCTGTTGGAGTCACAGTTGAAAATTCTGATGGAACAAATAGTGGAGGAATTACAGGCTCAGTCACTAGAGAAATATCAAATACAGATGTAGATGCTGTCATTGTTACTTTAACTTGGCCTCAAATACAAGTATTAGAAGATGATGGAGATATTAGAGGAGATACAGTTTCCTATAAAATACAGGTCGAACATGATACAGGTGGTTTTGTAACTAAAATTGAAAGCTCCGTTAGTGGTAGAACTGGAGATGCTTATGCAAGAGATCACAGAATCGAATTAACAAGTGGTTTTACAACAGCAAAAATAAGAGTAATTCGCAATACAATAGACAGTTCCAGTGAACAAAGAGTAAATGCTTTTCAATTTACTAGCCTTCAAGAAGTTATAGATAACAGTTCAACATACGCCAACAGTGCTTACGTTGCTCTTCGTTTAGATAGTAAACAATTTAGTCGTATTCCTACAAGAAAATACCGAATTAGAGGAGTAAAAGTAAGAATCCCAGGAGCAGGGGCTAATAGCTCTGGTACACCTACTGTTGATATACAAACTGGCAGAATTATTTATCCAAGTGGTTATATATTTAATGGAGTAATGGGTGCTGCTGTTTACACCAACTGCCCTTCAATGTGCTTACTCGACCTTCTCACAAACACAAGGTACGGTCTGGGGGATCACGTTACTGATAGTAATTTAGATTTATTTAGTTTTGTAGCTGCCAGTAAATATGCAAACGAATTAGTAGATGACGGTACAGGATCAGGAACTAAAGAAGCTAGATTCAGTTGTAATGTAAATATTCAGAGTCCTAAAGAAGCATTTGCAGCAATAAATGAATTATCTGGTGTGATGAGATGTATGCCTATTTGGTCTGCTGGTTCAATTACAATAGCTCAAGATAAAGAAACATCAGCAAGTTATTTATTTAATTTAGCCAACGTAGGCGAAGGAGGTTTTGCGTACTCAGGAAGCAGCTTAAAAACTAGACATAGCGTTGTCTCTGTCAGTTATTTCAACATGGATTCAAAGGAAGTGGATTTTGAAGTCGTGGAAGATAGCACCGCCATAAGTAAGCTAGGCACAATTATTAAGCAAGTAAAAGCATTTGCGTGTACCTCCCGTAACCAGGCTGCGAGATTGGGCCGTGCAATCCTCTTCGCTGAACAAAATGAGTCTGAAACAGTTACATTCTCAACTTCAATAGACGCAGGAATTGTTGTACGACCTGGCTCTGTAATAGCAATAAACGATCCAGTAAGAGCAGGTGCTAGAAGGGGTGGTCGTATTTTATCTGCAACAACCACTGAAATAACTATTGATGCTGCTGCACAAACAACTTTACCTGACCCAAATGACAATCCAACTATCAGCGTTATTTTAGGTGACGGAACAGTTGAGGTAGGCGTTATTTCTAATATGACGAGTCCAGTTATTACTGTTAATAGTGTTACAAAACCAGATGGAACAACCGCTTCTGCGTTTTCATCAGCACCACTCGCAAACTCCCCCTATCTTATATCAAGCACTACATTACAGACTCAGCTATTTAGAGTTATACAGGTAGAAGAGCAAGACGATATAAACTACATAATTTCAGGTCTGTCTTACGTTGAAGGTAAATATAATTTTATTGAAAATGGAACTGCTTTACCTGTAAGAACTATATCCATACTAAACCAACCAGCTAGTCCTCCAAGTGCTCTAACAGTTACAGAAAAAACAGTTGTTATAAATAATATTGCTAGAAGTAAATTAATTATTGATTGGCAGCCAGTACAAGGAGTTACTCAATATCTTGTTAACTACAAAATAGAAAATGGTAACTATGTTTCCCAAATTGTATTTAGTAGTGACTTTGAGATTTTAGATACAGTCAAAGGTACTTATGAGATTCAAGTATTTTCTTATAATGCAAGTTTAGAATTATCTTCTCAATTTACAAGCACGACTTTTGTTGCAGAAGGTAAAACTGCCTTACCAGAGAATGTTACCAACCTAACAATAGAGCCTATAAATGAACAGTTTGTCAGACTTAGTTTTAATCAAGCACTTGCAATAGACGTTTTACACGGTGGTCGAGTTTATGTCAGACACTCAAATCTTGCACTAGGTTCTGCAAATTTTCAGGCTTCACAAGATGTAATTGAGGCTGTAGCTGGTAACTCAACTGATGTTATAGCTCCTGCTCTACCTGGCACATATCTCTTAAAGTTCCAAGATGACGGAGGTAGATTTAGTCCAACAGAAGCAAAAGTATCTTTATCTCTTGTTGATATTCTTGACTCTATAACTGTAAAAACTGATAGAGAAGATACAGATGGAACACCCTTCAACGGAACCAAATCTAACGTACAGTATGACGGTTCCAAAGGTGGCCTAATCCTTACCAATCCAAGTGCAAATGCTACTGGAACGTATGACTTTGTAGATACTCTTGATCTTGGAGGTACATTCTCACTTGTCTTAAAGAGACATTTTAGTGGAGAAGGTTTTTATACAAGTGACTTATTCGATAACAGAACTGAGTTGATAGATACATGGACAGACTTTGATGGAGCAACTGCTAATGATGCAAACGCAAAAATAGCTGTACGAACTTCTACTGATATGAGTTCATATACAGATTTCAATGACTTCGCTAACGGAACATTTAAAGGCAGAGGATTTCAATTCAGAATTACTCTCAATACAAATGACGTTGCACAAAATATGAATTTACAGCAAGCAGGATATACAGCATCTATGCCGTCTAGAACAGAACAATCTACTGTTATTGCATCAGGAGCAGGAGCTAAAGCAGTAACATTTACAGCACCATTCTTTGTTGGAACGTCTGCACTAGGCAATCTAAATAACTTCTTACCTTCTGTTAATATCTCTCCACAAAACATGGCAACAGGAGATTATTTTGAACTCAGTAGTATATCTGGAACTGGCTTTACAGTTCACTTTAAAAACTCAAGTGATGCTAGTATTGATAGGAACTTTACCTACAGTGCTGTTGGTTTCGGCAAAGGAGGGTAACATGGAGGAAAATAGTATTTAACTGTGGCTGACGTTACAAACTACACAATCGAAAATGCTTCTGGGGCGAATGTAAGAATCGACCTTAATAATGTTTTTGCTGCGATCCAATCCAATAATTCTAAATCTTCTGATCTAGCCGCAAGTCAATGTGTAGCTGGTATGACTTTTTTAAATACCACATCAAACATATTAAAAGTTAGGAATAGTTCAAACAATGGTTTTACAGAAATAGGAAGTATAAATAGTGATAATTTAGGTCTGTTGCCTAGAGCAGGCGGCACAATGACAGGAGTTTTAAAGATTGATGACTCCAATAGTGCCTCTACTCCTGCATTAAGTTTTGACACAGATCCAGACACAGGATTATTTAGAAAAGCTGCTAATAAAATTGGTTTAAGTACGGGTGGTGCAGAGCAAATGTTTTTTGATTCTGATGGCATCACTCTGCAACTACAAAATAATCTTAGATTTGCTGATGCTGATAGCTCACATTACATAGGTTTATCGGCACCAGGTACTATTTCTAGTAGTTTTACCTTGACCTTACCTGCCACAGATACACCAGTTGCAGGGTACGCTTTAGTTTCTAATGGATCGGGAACATTAAGTTGGGGTGTAGCTGGTGGTGCTAGTCAAGGAATATTTTGGGAAAATAATCAAACAGTCACAAGTAACTATACAATCACAAATGGTAAAAATGCTGGCAGCTTTGGTCCAATTACTATACAATCAGGAGTAACAGTTACCGTTGGATCTGGTGAAACTTGGACAGTTGTTTAAATTATGAGCCAATTAAAAGTTGACAGTATAATTCCAAGAGGCGGTCTACCTTCTGGTGCTAGTGGTGGAATTATTCAAATAAAACAAGCAATAAGGACAAGCGTATTTTCACAGTCACTTGGTCAAGGTGTAGAGTCCGACATACTTGTGCCTGTAACAATAACTCCACAAAGTTCTAGCAGCAAAATACTTTTTATGGTTACGGCAGAAATGGGTTTAAATACAACACATGGTAGAAATTTCACTATGAAAAGGGGCAGTACGTCAATCTGTATTGGTGATGCTGATGGTAGTAGAAGTAGAAGAACAAGCGGTGGTTCATCAACGAATAGTTCTTCTCCTACCCCTGTAGTAATGACATTTTTAGACTCACCAAATACAACGTCAACTTTAACTTATGGTTTTACAATAGGCCATAATGAAAATGGAACGCTTACTGCATACTTAAACAGAACTGACGGTGACAGTAATTCAAGCCACTTAGGTAGGTACGCCTCTTGTTGCACAGTTATGGAGGTTTCAACGTAATGGGTTACGACCACGCAGCTATAAGAAAAGCTTACCCAGACGTTTTTGCCAAATCTGGTGCAAAAATTGATGATGATTCTGGTGTTTTTGATTCAACAGGTAACTCTGTAACTATTGACCAAACAAAGGTTGATGCAGCTAGGGCTGCATTAGATAATTTAGAATACCAACAAAAAAGACAATATTACGGTGAACCTAAATATGCAGATTGGAGGGAGCAGTTAAGTATGTTGTATGACGATATGCTTGCTGGTAAACTAGATACAACTGGAACGTGGGCAACCCACATAAAAGCAGTTAAAGACGCAAATCCCAAACCATGAGTACTTTACAAGTCGGTACAATTAAAAGTACATCTTCCGCAGCACCAGTATTTCAAAACAGTTCGGGTGTTGAAAAAGGAATGATAGCCCTTGCTTGGGCAAATGTAAACGGAGAAGGTACAGCTTCTATTAGAGCAAGTTTCAACTTTTCAAGCATTACTGACGTTCAAACTGGAAAATATACTATGGCTTTTACAAATAGTATGCCAGATGGTAATTATGCTCTTATCATGGGAGTTGGAGATATTAATGATTCAAATAGGACAGTAGCTAGTTTTTCAAATACTTTAGCAACATCAGGTTATACCATAGAAACTAAGTATTATAGTAATGACCACAGAGATTGTGGTGGCGGTTACTTTGCTGTTTTTAGATAACTATGTCAACAATTAAAGTCGGTACAATCCAAGATACAAGCGGAGGTAATAGCATTACCCCATCGCAATTATCAGATGGCATAGCTAAAGCTGCCGTTGAATTTACAGCAGCAGGTTCTACGAGTATCGTTACTAGCTATAACGTCAGCAGTGTTACTCATAGGTCAAATGGAAATTACACAGTTAGCTTTTCTACTTCTTTTGCTGACACAAATTACATTTCAGTTGGAACGTCAGGTATTAACAGAGATACCTATTCAGACGGATTAGACGATATTGATAACACTCCTTTTATTCTAAATAAAAATGTTGCCTATGTTTATGTCGGAACAGCAGATATGGACGATGGTCAAGCGGACGACCAACCTAGGGTGTGTGTTGTCGTATTTAGACCTTAAGGTACAATAAAAAGAAAAACTTATGGCTAATTCAGATAAAAGAATTGTATACACAGATGATGAAGGAAATTTGTGTATTGTATGTCCAGCAGATAATTGTCCTTTAACTGTTGAGCAAATACAAGCTAAAGATGTGCCATCGGGTAAAACATCTTATATTATAGAGAAAACTGCTCTTCCTACAGATACATCGTTTAGGAACGCTTGGACTTACACACCTTAAAATTATGGGATTCGGTATAGACATGGCGAAAGCCAGAGAAATTCACAAAAATAAAATTAGAGTTGCAAGAAAGCCTTTGCTTGAAGCTCTTGACATTGAATTTCAAAAAGCACAAGAAACTGGTACATCAACAACAGATATTGTTACTAAAAAACAGGCATTAAGAGATGCCCCTGCTGATTCTGGAATTGCTGCTGCTAGTGATGCAGATACTCTTAAAGCACAATGGAAAACTGATATACTAGGCACATCTCCATACAGCTAATGGCAATCACCCCTGGAACGTACAATATGACCGTTCAAAGAAGGTCAGATCATAATTTCCAGCTTGTCTTTAAAGATTCAAATAATGCTGCAATAGATTTAACAGGATATACTGTGGAAGCACAGGTTTGGGAAGAAACTCGTACCACAAAATATGCTGATTTTGGGGTTACATATACAAATAGGGCTACTGGAATAATTGATTTAGCACTTACAGATACGCAGACTGCTACTTTTTCTCCAAATCTTTTAAAATATGATGTATTACTTACAGATACGAATGGGTTAAAAGAATACTATTTAGAGGGTAATATATTTATGAGTGAGGGCTACACTGCATGACTTCAGTAAACATCACCACCACTAAAAATACTGTTACAGTAAATGAAGGTGATAGTACTGTTGTAACAGTAGCAACCCGTGGACCTGCTGGACCGAAGGGTATCGAGTTAGATGAAACAGCCAAAGTTGATGGCTCTGTTGTTTACTATGACTCAAGTTCTGCTAAATTTAAAGCAGATGCAACTACTACCAAACTTACACTTGTCGATGGGGGCAACTTTTAACAATGGCTAACACAATTAGAATTAAACGATCCACAGGATCATCAGCACCAGGTAGCTTAGAAAATGCTGAGTTAGCTTTCGCTGAAGGCAGCAAGAAACTCTTTGTGGGAGTGGGCACAGGGGGGTCGGGGGGTTCCGCTACGACTATTGAGCCTATTGGTGGTTCTGGTAGTTTTGCTGATTTGTTTACAAGTAGAACACAAAATACATTTCTAGCTGCACCAAATGGTAGTAATGGTGCTGCAACATTTAGGGCAATGGTAGCCGCAGACGTTCCTTCGCTACAGCATACGAAAATCTCAGACTTCGATACAGGTGTAAGAACAAATAGATTAGATCAGATGGCTGCACCAACAGGTTCAGTTTCATTAAATAGCCAAACAATAACCAACGTAGCTGATCCTGTTAATGCTCAAGATGCCGCAACTAAAGGTTTTGTGGAGGCCACTTCTCAAGGATTAGATGTTAAAGATTCTTGTGTGGCAGCTACTACAGGAAACATTACAATATCTACTGCACTTAATAATGGAGACACATTAGACGGTGTTACTCTTTCAACTAACGATAGGGTCCTTGTAAAAGATCAGTCTACTGCATCTCAAAATGGTATTTATATTGTTGGATCGTCACCAGCTAGAGCAGATGATTTAGCTGCTGGTTCTGATGCGGCAGGTATGTTTACCTTTGTTGAACAAGGTACTGTAAATGCTGATAACGGCTTTGTTTGTACGAGTAACAAGGGATCTGCTGTTGTAGGAAGTAATAACCTTACATTTGCACAATTTTCTGGTGCTGGTCAAATAACACCTGGCGATGGTTTAGATAAGTCAGGCAACACACTTTCTATTGACCTTAAAGCTAATGGTGGACTTGTTATTGAATCTACTGAAATTGCTGTTGACCTTGCTGCTAGTTCTATAACAGGAACTTTAGCCGTAGGTGATGGTGGTACAGGCAGCACCAGTGCGTCAGGTGCGAGGACAAATCTCGGTCTTGTAATTGGCACAGATGTAGAGCCACATTCGGATAAATTAACAGAGCTTGCCACTATGGGCCAAACAACGGCTAACGCTCTAGCTGACCTTAGTGCAACTGAAGTACAAATATTAGACGGTGCAACTTTAACTACAACTGAATTAAATTATGTAGATGGTGTTACCTCTGCGATACAAACACAGTTAAATAATAAGCAACCACTTGATTCTGAGCTAACAGAACTTGCAACCATGTCTAGTGGTACAGCTTCAGCACTTGCTGATCTAACAGGAACAGAGGTTTCAATTCTTGATGGTGCAACTATAACTACTACTGAATTGAACATAATAGATGGTAATACATCTGCAACTTCAACAACTCTTGCCACAGCAGACCGCATGGTAATTAATGACAATGGAACGATGAAACAAGTTGCGTTGTCCGACCTGGTTACATTTTTAGAAGATGAATCAACAAGTGGGTTCGACATAGACGGAGGTACTTACTAAAATCAAATCATAAGGAGGTGAGCCAATGTCTAACACAATTAAACTTAAGAGAGGAAGCGGTAGCGATCCAAGTGCTAGTGATTTAAGTGTCGGTGAATTAGCGATAAGAACAGATTTAGGAAAAATATTTACCAAAAAAGATAATGGAAACGTAGCAGAAATATCAGGTGGTGGCGGTATTGATGATGGAGACAAGGGAGATATAACAGTCAGCAATAGTGGCGATACATGGACTATTGATAATGGGGTTATTAATAATGCAAAAGTAGCTTCAGATGCAGCGATAGCTGGTACAAAGATTAGTCCTGACTTTGGATCGCAAAATATAGCTACAACTGGTACTGCAACATTTGGTGGTAATGCAACATTTGCGACTGATGGATATTTAACCACAACCACAGGAATTACTATTGAAAACTCACAACCTGGAATAATTTTTAGTGACACTAATGCAAACCCTGATTTTATACTTCAAAATCGTCAAGGTTCTTTTGCGATTAGAGATATAACTAATGCTGCTAATAGATTTTTAGTAGATATGAATAATGGAAATATCACAGCAACAGGAAATATGACAATATCAGGAACAGTTGATGGAGTTGATATTGCTGCAAGAAATACATTATTCGGTGGTTTAACTTCTAGCTCTGGTGTATTGACAAACGGAGTAACAGCAACGACCCAATCGGCTGGAAATAACACAACAAGAGTTGCAACAACCGCATTTGTCTCAACAGCAATATCAAACCTAGTTGACTCTAGCCCTAGCACATTAAATACACTCAATGAACTTGCAGCAGCACTTGGAGATGATGCTAACTTCTCAACAACAGTTACTAACTCAATAGCTACAAAAATGCCTTTGGCTGGTGGAGCTTTTACAGGAGATATAACAACTAGAAGCATGACCCCTCCAAGCGGAGTTACAAATATTGATATTGGTTCTTCAAGTCTTAAATATAGAAATATTTTTGCTTCGGGAAATATAACTGTTGATGGAACTGTTGATGGCAGAGACTTGGCTACTGATGGTACAAAATTAGACGGAATAGAAAGCAATGCTACTGCAGACCAAACAGCCTCAGAAATTCTCACATTACTCAAAACTGTAGATGGAGCAGGTAGTGGACTTGATGCAGACACTCTAGATGGCATTTCTTCAGCAAGTTTTATGCGGTCAGACGCAAACGATACAACGAGTGGAAGTATAACTTTATCTCAAGATGGAACTGACGTTATTAACTTTTCTGCTAACTCTACTAATGATAATAGGGGTATAGCTTTTAACGGAAGAACAGCAGTCTCCGCAGATTATAACGATGGTTGGTTAAGACTTAATAATGGAAATGAATTTTCTAACGGAGTTTATACACCAAGTCAGCTTTATACTGCTGGAGTTTTAAGAGCAGATGGTGGAGTAAATGTAGATGGAGCTTATGTTATTGATGGCAATGGAAATATAGTTGCATCAAAAGTTCCAACACTTAACCAAAATACTACAGGAACATCTGGTGGTTTTACTGCTGGTAACGCCTCAAACTTAAACTCTGGAACAGTTCCACAAGCAAGATTATCGGCTTCTACATTACTTACATTAATAAAAACAGTTGATGGTACTGGAAGTGGCCTAGATGCTGATTTGTTAGATGGTACAAGTTCTGCGGATTTTTATAGAGAAGTTTCTAATGCGTCAGCAACAGTTGGTCCTGGTTGGGTTACAGTTGCAGAAAATACAAGCGGTAGAAGGCATGGTGAAATTTTTGTTAGTGACTCAGATAGTGGAGATCACGCTTTTATAAGAATTGATTGGCTGCGATCTTATAATGATAGTGTTTTTACTGTTATAAATTGTGGTGGTCATCAAAATAGAATTACAGGAGTAAGAGTTTTAAGAGATAGTGATATTACTTATGGAAATAAAAAATTACAGGTATATGTAACAGTTAGCTCTACTTACAGAGTTGCTATAAAACAGATACAAAATCAATCTAATTGGACAAGTCATACTGTTGTAACACCTGTTGTCCAGGCTTCTATTTCTGGATATTCAGTTCAAGGTTCAGCATTAGAAAGTTTAGATACTTATGCTTTTTCAAATAATCAAGGAATACAAGCAGGTTCTGGTGGTATAAAATCACTTGGAAATGTAGATATTACAGGAAATATCACAGTATCAGGAACAGTAGACGGTGCTGACGTAGCTTCAATGAATAGTAAACTCTCAGGTATAGAATCTGGGGCTACTGCTGACCAATCCGCAAGTGAGATATTAACATTACTAAAAACTGTAGACGGCTCTGGTTCTGGACTAGATGCAGATACTGTAGATGGTTATAACGTATCAACATCTTCAAGCACTAACACTATTGTAGCTAGACAGGGTAATGGCTACATATTTGGAAATTTCCTAAATATGTCAGGTACTTTTTCAAACTCTCCTAACACGAGTGGCATGGCTAATTTTACAGGTACTAATGGCTCAGACACCTATGGCCGTTCATATTCTGCTGCTGCTGCAAGAGCCTTGTTAAATGTAGAAAATGGAGCTACAGCCGACCAAAGTGCATCTGAAATACTAACACTTATAAAAACTGTTGATGGTGCAGGGTCAGGTTTAGACGCTGATACTTTAGATGGAGTAAGTTCTGGTAGCTTTGTAAGGTCAGATGCAGCAGATACATTGTCTGGAACATATACATTTAGTGCCAATAGTACTGATGTAATCAATCTTTCTGCTAACTCGACAAGCGATAATAGAGGTATATCGTTTAATAGCAGAACAGCATTATCAGCAGATTACAATGATGGATATTTAAGACTAAATAACTCTTCAGAATTTTCTAATGGTGTTTATACTCCGTTAGTAATGAGAGCAGATGGTGGTTTTAATGTAGATGGCACTATGTCTATAAATGGTGATGGTAATTATGTTAAAGCGTTGTCTACGGCTTCTGATTACAGTTCATTATTAAGGTCTAATGCTGATGATGTTGCTACACATAGGATTCAATTTCAAAATAATGCTACAGACAACGAAGATACCATAGCCTCATCTACTGGCTCTCAGGGTGGTATAGAAATATATAACTCAGGTGCTGGAAATGATGCGTTTATGGCATTTCATTCTGGAAGTGATTTTGCTCTTTATTTTGGATTAGATGCGGACATTAACGACATAGCGGTTGGCGGTTGGTCAATGGGTGCTAATAAATATAGAATTTGGCATCAAAATAATGACGGCTCTGGAAGTGGATTAGATTCCGATACAGTTGATGGTGTACATGGATCTAGTTTCTTAAGGTCAGATACAACTGATACTGCTTCGGGAGCTATTACTTTTAATGGTGATGTTGGTTTTAATGGTGGAGCTTATGCTGCTCACATAGAAGCTAACAGTGATATTGCTTTTCATAGTGGAAATTGGACAGGAAATCACTGTAAAATTCAACAACATTCAAGTACTTTATACATTGTTGGCGGTTCTGGTGGAATCATATTTAGAGAAAGTGGTACAGACAGATCAAGAATTGACGATAATGGTCATTTTCGCCCTGCAACAGACAGCACTTACGATTTAGGTTTATCTGGTACAAGATGGAGAAATCTTTATGCTGACACTTTATACGGAGATGGATCGAACCTTACAGGCATATCTGCTGGTGCTACAGGCGGTGGATCTGATGAAGTATTCTACGAGAATGACCAAACTGTAACTTCAAACTATACTATAACTAATGGCAAGAACGCTATGGCTGCTGGTCCTATAACAATAAACAGTGGTGTCACTGTTACTGTAGGGTCAGGAGAAACTCTTACTATCGTTTAATTATGAAAACTATTATTGAAAAACAAATTCTTGAATGGAAAGAAGAACTTAAAGTTCACAAAGAAAGATTAGAACAGGCTAAAGCTGTTACTGAACAAGAGACAAAATTTGTTGCTATGGTTGAGGGCGGGATACAGGCACAGGAGATGTTGTTGAAAAAGATCGAGTCACAAGACCAGCCAACAGGTACAGTGGAGCTAACCCAAGAATCAGAAAAAGCACCATCAAAGAAATAGGTGCTAAAGCCTTAATTAATGCTTCTTTTATCATGTTTCAAAAAATAGCAAATACGTTGAGTATCATCTCATTTCTAATGGTAGCTTCCATGACTGCCACAGGAGTAATAGGTTACAAGTATGTAACCTCGGAACAGTTCAAGTCAAAAGTAATGAACGAAATCTTAGGAAATGTACAGGGTATGATGCCTAAAGTACTAGACAATGTACTGCCCGAAACAACAGGACCGTCTATACCTGGAATACCAAAACTGTGAACTGCTGGCACTGCAAAACTGAACTCATCTGGGGTGGAGATCATAGTTTAGATGAAGAAGATTATCCACTAAAATCTGGAGAATACAGCATGATAACTAATCTTACTTGTCCAAAATGTCATTCTTTTGTAGAGGTCTATCTTCCTAGAAATGCCTACGATTGATATACCTCGTTTTGAAATAAATAAGGTTGAAATACACGACATACCTATATGGAAAACTGATATACAAACATTAAATAATATAAGTAAACCTATAGTTGATATCCCTGGTTGTGTAAGAGTACATAGAAATAACCTAACAAGTCTTATTGATAGTGATAAAGATGAATACGGCACATATACAGAATGTGGCAATTTTAGTATTCCTAGTTTTGAACCTTTACAGTACAACCCCAATGAATTTGTATATACGCAATCAGAAACCCCCCAAAATCAGCAGCAGGAATTTGTACAGCCCACAGTAGAACCTCCTAAATACGAGCCAAAAAAGAAAAAAGATGATTCGCTTTTTGTTGCCTGTCCTGGCGAGAAAGATCAAAGAGTAGGAGATTATCGTAACGAATTTAAACTGGAACGTGTTATAGGGCATGAAAGAAGCGAAGATGGTAGTGAATGTATAACTCTCTATGAGGACGTTAAATTCATCGAGCAATACATACCTAATCCTCCACAGCTTGTTAGCACTGCTGTTATTGCTACTGTTGCTGCCTCTACTCCATTACTGCTTAACATTGTCAAACCCTTAGTAAAAAATATAATAAAGAAGCTGACAAAGAACAAAAAAGATGTAAAATAATACATAAGCAACTGTTACAGGCATAGTGACCTGTTGAAAATTAGAGCGTGTATCTATTAATTTAGATGTCGGCAGTTGTTTCTTTAGACAAGTGGATACCCGTAGCTTGTCTATTTTAATTTGTGACTGTGCGGTATAACTTGATTTGGAGGCGGTGAAACCATGACCCCTTCGCATAATTTTGCAAACCTACTCTTAGGATCGAAATATATACCAGCCAATTTTAGCTCTCCGCAATTTTTTAATCTTGCTATTTCATAATTAAGCATTTTTGCATTTAATTCTTGTTTCTGTAAATTTATTTGTGTATTTGCTGCATCTAAACAAGAATCTTGAAATCTGTTATCTAGTGGGATATTAAACGTAAGTGCAAATCCAAAGTTGAGTCCTAGAGAATCCTTGTTGCCACTATAGTTCTCTTGATAGTAGAGGACATTTCCTGGATTATCTGGCACACCATCGTCATTTGCGTCTGTTGGGTCGTACACTGGCGTATGGTAAATGTAATCTTGAGGTCGCTTTTGGTTGAAACTGGTAGTGACAAATGGACTTACTGTCATTTGTGGTCCAGAACATTTGATATTATTTCCGTATGTATTTTCTACCATCGGTCCACCTAGAACCTGCGTAGCAAAGTTTGATACGCTTCCTGATGCAGAGGCACTTGGGGCTGCTGTATTACTGGTGTTTGCCAGTACTGGATTACCTAGCAGACTTATTGCGAGAAGATAGTTGTGGTATCTGTTACGCTTGTGCTTTGAATCGTGCGAGTTATATCGGTTACAGATGTCATTCCAGGTGCTTGATAAACTTCTGTAAATTGAAAGGCATCTCCTTGATTTGATTGAGTCCAGTTTGGTCTTTGATCTAAATTTAATCCCTGCCATGTATGCGTAGTTCCGTTTATTGTTTCACTAACTGAGGTAGCTGCTGGAGTAATAGAAGATCCGTCATGCTGTATTCCTGATCCTGTAACCGAGTACAAAAACCCACTATTATATTCTGTTGTTCGTAAAGTCTCTGTAATATTTGTGGTAGTTTCTGTTCGACTTGTGGAACTACCCTGTGTGAAATTAGGTATAACTGGCACAGCGTAACAAGGAGCAGATATAACAAAGCCAAGAAGAAGTA